CCAGTCGGCGACGTACAGCTTGAAGTTGCCGTCATAGACGAAGCCGATATCGAGCGTCGTGTTGTCGCTCCCCCGCTTCACCCGAAAGCAATAACCCGTGTACGCCGCGCGCAGCTTGAATGGCGCGATCAGCAACGACGCGCCTGGCACGCGATCACCGATCATGTCTTCGGGGATTTGGGTGTTGCTTTGCGCGGTTTTCGACCAGACGGCGGCCCCCGCCACGACGGACAGAGCCTTGTATTGGCGGCCGTCACGCATGGCCCACAGATCGTCGATCGCATAGCCCTTGGTGGTGTCATCGGTCGCCTTGGGCGCGCGATCGCGGACGCTGGGCGCGGCAGCCGTCGCCGAGGCGGCGAGTAAGGCGTCAGCGGAGGTTCGCGCAGTGATTTCGGTGTCGATCCGACCGCCCAGCGCCGTATCGGCTGCTGTGCGCGCAGTGGCTTCGCCGGTGATCGCCGCGGTGCGTGCTGTCACCTCGTCGTCGATCCGGCCGCCCAGCGCGGTGTCGGCAGCGGTGCGTGCAGTAGCTTCGCCCGTGATCGCTGCGGCGCGCGCGTTGGCTTCGCCAGTGATCGCCGCGGTGCGTGCCGTCACCTCGTCGTCGATCCGGCCGCCCAAAGCGGTATCGGCGGCGGTACGCGCTGTCGTTTCACCCGCGATCGCCGCGGTGCGTGCCGTCACCTCGTCGTCGATCCTGCCACCCAGCGCCGTGTCGGCTACGGTGCGCGCGGTGGCTTCGCCGGTGATCGCCTCGGTGCGCGTCGTCACCTCGTCGTCGATCCGGCCGCCCAGCGCGGTGTCGGCCGCGGTGCGCGCATTTACCTCGACCGAGACGGCGCCGGTCAATATCTCCACCGCGTTAACGCGCTGGGCTTCCTCGTCGGCGATCAGATCTGCGAGCAGCTGATCGCGAGCCTCGCGCCCTTGCTGTTCCCCGTTGACCCGGCCCTGCTGGGTTACGTCGAGACTCTCGATGCTGTCGCCCGCCGCTGCCAGCCCTTGGTCGGCAGCGGCCTTGTTCGCCTCGATAAGCCCACCAAGCGCGGCGACAGCTGCCTCCAGGGCAGCCAGGCGCACATCGGGCGAAGCGTCAGGGTTTCCTTGAAATACGGACATTACGGGCACTGGCTCCGGGCATCGGCGGCGCGGGCGTCGAGCAGGCGTTCGCGGCGCAAGTGAGCGGCGACCCACGCAAGATAGACAGGCGGGACGACGATCGCCGCGCCGACATACGCAGGCACCGGGTCGGGACTGGCGGCCGTTACCTCCGCCGGGCACACGGTACGCGTCACCGTTCGAGTCGTGACGATCGGGTCTGCGGCGGGCTTAAGGGGCGCCTGAGAGGCGGCGCAGGCAGTCAGCATCGCAAGTAACATTGCCGTCGGCAGTGCGCGGCTGGGCGGAAATAACGGCATCGTCGGCTGCCTTTCGATTGGCGGTGTTTAGGGCGCGCGCCTCGGCGCGTTTCACGGCGTCGGCCGTGGTTTTGACGGCGGTGGTTAGCTGCGCCTTGGCATCGGCTAGGTTGGCCGCGTCGGCGTCTGCTCGCGCCACCAGTGCCTTGACCGGCTCGCTGCAGCTCATCTTGATGGAGAAGGCGGACTGGCCCAGCGCGGCCGATTCCGGCGCCGCGACCCGGTATACCGCAAGCGCCGCGTCGCACTCGCGCGCCTGGCGCGCTTCCTGTGCCAGCGTTTTGATCGCGCTGCTGCAGGTGTCGAGCGCACCGGACGGCGTCCGCGCGCCGAGCTCGCATTGCTTAGCCGCCTTGCCATCATGGATGTTCTCGATCGCGTCGCCGATCATGGCGATGGCACCCCAGGCAACGCCGATCGCGGCAATGATCGCGGCGACCCAGCCAATCAGTTTCAAGTTCATGAGACCCCCAAGTTGCGAGCACGCTTGACCCAGCCGCCGAGGAACTCGCCGAGCTTGGGGTTGCGGGCGACAAGGTCGCGGTACCGCGCCTCAGCGCCGGCGCGATAAGCGGCGATCAACGCCGGCATTCCGTCGCCGGGATGGGTAAGCACCCAAGCGAACGCGTTCGCCGTTTTCTCGCCCAGGGCGCCGTCAACGATGAGGGCTTCCGGGCGCCCAGCGAACCCGGCACGACGCGCAAGACAAGCGTTGATGGCGACCTGGAGCAGCTTCTTCGCTGCCGTCAGTCCGCCGTTGACGCCTTGGTCGAACATCGCTTCGCCGATCGGCGCCGGCCACCGCTCACAGAGCAACGGCTTCCAGAAACAGCGGTAATAGAGCGATTTCGCGTCGGCCGGCGTCAGCGCCTTGATGTCGTCGACATCAATATCGCCGTCCATGTCCAGGTCGAAGTCGCCGTGGCCGTCGAGGTCGACGTCCTTTAAGCCCTCGCCCAGCAGGAAACGCAACGAGATGCCGTATTTGGTGGCACCGCCCGGATCGGCGCGCTTGTTGACATAGCCGCCCTCGATCGGGATCAACCGATCGCAGGCCGCATCGAATCGCTTGGTGTAAGCGACGACGACGATGTCCGGTTCCCCACCCATGGGGCTGCTATGGTCTAGGTCGGGCGGCGACGCTGACCTGAAGAATTTCAGGAAATCAACGGAACAGGTCGAGCTGGTTGTCGTCGTCCTTTTCAGCCGCGAGCAGCTGGTACACCCGACGCTCGGTATAGTCGCAGGCTCGGGCCGCATCCGCAACGGTCATCTTGCCCGACTTTGCGAGCTCGATCACGCGTTGCCGGCGCAGATGCGCTTTAGGAAAGTCGATCGAAGTCCCGAAATAGTGTTCGGCCATGAGCGCGGCGGCCTTCAGCCCGATCGCTTCGGCGATAGGGTGGTTGTGCCCCATCTTGGCCGGGATATAGATCTTCGTACCGCCGAACACCTTGCACAGGGTCGACAAGTTCACCTGGCCGATGACCTGGGCGAGTTCCTCCAGCTGCTCGGCCGCGGCAGATATCGGACGTTGCGCGTTCATCAGGCGAACGCCGCCATGAGCCCCGCGATCGCCAGCATAGCGACTATAGCGGCGATGTCGGCCCGTTCCGGGTGCATCAGCCAGCGCATCACCGGATCGCCCCGCGAAGCTTTTTGCCGAACGTCTTGGCGAGCACATCGATCTCGCCATGCTCCAGCAGCGAGACGTTGCGGATTTCCACGCCGCCCAGTTCCCAGGCGGCGCGACGCAGGTCCCAATTATTCGGGATAAGGCACGCCTCGCGGAGGTGGTCGAGAAGCGCCACGACCAGGCGTCGACGTAGCACCAGCACGCGCATGGCCGGCGCCACGCCGGATAGATCCTGCGACCAGCCGGCGCGCTCGGCCATTGCCTTCAGCGCCTCGATCAGCTTGTTGCCTTCGCGCTGGTTCGCCCATTGCAACTTGGCGACGCCGAGTTGACGGCAGGCGAAGGCTTCCAGAGCCTGCTCGCTGGGATTTTCGACGACGCCTAGCTGATAAAGCGAAATCCACATGGCGCGGGCCTTCAGCGCGAGCGGGTGATCCGCCGGCCGGGGCGACGGCTTCTTTGCCTTGGCGGTGAACCCCTTGGCTTCGAATTCCTTCACCAGGGCGACCAGCTGAGCATCCGAGCAATTGGCGGCGCTGGTCTCGCCGGCGACGCGCAGCAGCACGGCGCGATAGGTGTCGTCGTCGAGGCCAAGCACCTTCTTCGCGACATGAACTTTGGCCAGGAGCGCGCGGTGATACTGGGTCGAAGCGTCGAACGCCGCTGGGCGAGCTGTAGCCCTCATGCGCCGCGCCCCCGATAGCGGGCAACCAGGCGATCAGTCAGGCGCTTGAACGCCGGGTCCGAGCCGGCGCGTAGTAGCTCGGCGGCGACCAGCTGGTTGGCAATGGTCGAATGATCGCGGAAGCCCATGGCCGCGCCGATGTCCGTGGCCTTCAGACTCGTAACCGTTTTGGCGATGTAGGAGATCGCAGCCCGCGCCCGGAACAACGGCCGCTGACGGCTGGAACTGAGAATGCGCGCCTCGGCCAGGCCGGTTTCGAAGGCGACATCGGCGATGATCTGCCCGATCGACGGCCCGGCCGCGGCCACGCGATCGCCGTGCAGCACCGCCATGTCGGCGCCGATCGTCGCGCACAGCGCGTCGAGCAACTCGAAGGGCAAACGCTCGCCCCGTATGATGACCTGCATCATCACAGCACTCCCGCGATCGCGTCGACGATCGGCCGAAGATTGAGCGCCAGCCATGCGGTGAAAGCGCCGCACGCACCTGCGGTGAGCAGCGGGTATTGCCGTGCCTCGGTCTTCAACCAGTGGAGGAACGTCATGCCGCCCTCCGCATCTGGACGGTCGCGCGCGAGCGGATTGCGTCGGTGATGTGCTTGGCCGACAGAACTTCGTCGTCGCCGATCGCCAGCATGTTCGCCGCTTCCAGGATCTGCTGGACCTCGCGCAAACCGCCATGGCCTGGCGCGAGGCCGCGCTCGATAAGTGGCTCGCGCATGTCAGGCTCGATGAGATCGTAATAATCGAGATAGGCTTCGACATCGTCGCGGCGCGGGCTGTCAGCGACGTGGCTGTTGGCAATGCGGCTGTTCAACCGCGCATAGGCATGGCGATCGTTAGTGTCCCGACCGCGGATGCGATGGAGCAGCTCCTCGTTGCCGAGCAGGCAAATGCCGACGCCCGTTGCGTCATGCCACCCGCGCAATTCCTCCAGCGCTTTGAGCGACAGGAAATTGGCCTCGTCGACGATCAGCAGGCACTTGCGATGCATCAGATTGTCGATGACCAGCGCCGACATTTGCTGCGTCCAGCTAGCGCGAACCGCTAGGCCCATCGCCTGCATGACCTGGCGAACCATGCCGGCAGTCGACGACGTCGAATCGAGCATGGTCACGAGGAACACCGAATCCCCGATGCTGTCCTTGTAATGGCGCGCGGTCATCGACTTGCCGGTGCCGGGCGCCATCGCTCCGACCGTGATGCGCCCCATGTGCGCGACCTCCAGCAGAAATTGGACACGTCGTGCGGTCGGTGTCTCGATCCAGCGCGGCCGCTCAAGCACGAATTGCTTGCGGTGTTCCTGGCTCTCGACCTTCTGCCGGAACTGGAAGATGCGCTTCGCCTGGTTATCCTTCTTGCCCGGATAGTTCGGCGTGTAGAGGGCGCTCAGCGACCCCGGCGAGATGTTCGACAGCTGGCCGAGCTGGGTCCAGCTCAGACCCTTTTTCGCCTTGTAATCCTTGAGCCATTCCAGCTCGGCTTCGACGTCGATTGCGACTGAATCGGGAGTGTTCACGGGAGCTCCTCTCTTGCTTACTCAACAGGCCGCAGGCGCCGCATGCCGCCTGCCATGCGGTCGATGCGGGCGTCCTGGGCGGCTTCTTCGCGGGCGATTGGCACCGCCTGGGTCAGGGGTTTGAGCGCCGCGGCGGTCTGGCCACGGTGACGAACGGGACGAATGACGCCGGGCGCGTTCAGCGGTTCGTTCGCGGTGCGCTGGAGCATGTCGGCGACCTGGGCGGCCGACAGCAGTTGCTCGGCCTCGATCATCTCGCGCACGGCAGTCTTGTGCCGCTTCTCCATCCGCGCCCTGTCCTTGGCAGCCTCGACATCGATGAAGCCGGTCGACTGGAACGCCGGTGCGGCGCAGAGATACCGCCCGTCGCGGGTGTAGACGTGGATTGGCGCGTGCAGGTCGTCGGGATTGAAGCGAATCGTGACGCGATCGCCGGCGATCTGCGATAGCTCCTCAGCCCAATATTGGTTGCCGTGGAGAGTGATGACGCCCGTCCGCTTGTCGGTGGGGCGATCGTCGGCCGCGAGCAGCGCGAGCCGCAGTTGCTCCGGTGTCGCCTTGCCGATCGGCGCGACCGCATAGGATTCGGCGAACACCTGGTCGAAGCTGCGCACGCCAGCGCCCATTTCGGTGCGCCGGCCCGTCCGTGCGTTGTGGGCGGCGATGCCCGCCTCGACGACCTCACGGAACTGCTCGATCGGGATCGCCTTGCTGCCGTAATTCTCCGGCTTCGCGTCGACCCCGTTGCCTGTGTAGGCGCCGGCCAACGCCGGGTGGCGGGCGATCGAATCGCAGAAGTCCCGGAAGCACCGCTCGATCGGCTTGGACTGGCCGCGGTATGGGGTCGCCCAATGGATTTTGACGCCGAGCGCAGTGAGCACGCCGAGCGGCTCCTCCTCACGGATTTTGAACCGGAAGCGGCTCGCGGCCCCGCCGGTGATCCACTTGCTGGCGAACGCACGGCCGTTGTCCAATAGGCAGGCGGCCGGGATGCCGTACTTCTCGAATAGCTGAGCGAAGGCGAGTCGTGTCTCGACCGCGCTTTCGGTGCGGCCGATCGACCAAGCCAGCATCTTGCGGCTGTAGATGTCCTGGATAGCCACCATGAGCGGGCGAGCGATCGTGCCGTCCGGCCATTGGACGAAGACATCCCATTTGTGCCCGTCGATATTGACCAGCTCCATCGCCTGGAGCGCCTCTACGGTGCGCCGTTGCGACGGCAGCGACCTGCGAAGCGCTTCCGCTCCCTCGCGACGTGCCGTGACGACGCGTCGGTCGAGTTGCTTGTCGAGGCGACGGCGAAGCGTGCGTTCGCAGGGCAGCTTGATGCCTTTGGGCTCGGCATAGCCTTTGAGCAGACGATAATAGCAGGATGAGAAGGTCGGCTGTTCGGGGCGTAGATAGTCCGACAGCAGGATTTTAAGCGCGTCGGGATCTATCTCGACCTCCGCGCCGCCGCCGGCATGGCCGGGCGCCAAGTATGCGAGCCGATCAGCCGCGGCGACGCCTTCGACCAGCTTGAGCCAATTCCACAAGGTCGCCGCGCCGATCTTCATCCGCGCCGCCGTGTTGGCGACCGCTGCCGACTTGGTGAGGCCGCCGATGTCGACATAGTTTTCGATCATGGCGATCGCCGTTGCCCGACGATGCGCTTCCGCCTTCGCCTTTGCCGTCTGGCGCTCGAAATGGCGCCATTTCGCGGCGGCGCGCGTCTCTGGTTGCGCCGATACGTCGGCCACCGCCTCGATCGCGCGTGCGGCGAGCGCAGCGCGTGCCGCGGCCGGGACCACCGACCAGTGATATTCCAGCCCGCCGCCGCGACGGCCGCTGGCACGCGCCAGCGGCTCGCCGTTATTGCCGACGCGCATCGCCCACATGTCGGCAGACGCGCGCTCATTCATTTTACGCTTGGTCGTCGGCAGACCGGGCAGCGCCAGCTCGGCCAGCTCTGCCGCGGTAAACCACTCTTTCCCCCCGCCAGCTTTCAACGCTTGCCCCCTCGGATGATGGGCGCACGGCCCTTGATTTGTCTCTGACGTGCCCGGAGCGCCGCCATTTGGCGTTCGATGTGGCCGAGCTCGGCGGTGACGATTTCTTCGCCGACCAGCAGCGCGGCGCCGATCTTGCGGGCCAGCGCGTCGAACAGGTCGTAGCGATCGGTCACCGCGACGAGCGCGAGGAAACGGTGCGCGGGGATGTTGTGATCCTCGCGCGCCTCCGACGCGTAGGCGTCGAGCATGAACTTGGTGACCTCCTCGTTGAGGAGCCGCGACATCGCAGCCGCGAGTTCGAACCGGTCCCGCTCATCGCCCTTGAGCGCCTGAGCCACCGCCGCCGCGACCATACGATCGAGCCCAGCCAAGTCCGCCTCGCGCGTCGGCTGGACCGGCGCATCGAAGGTGAACCCAAGTTGGTTCGCATCGAGGGAAGGGCGGCGCTTCGCCATCAGTGCATTGCCCTGCGGCGCTTCGCATCGAGAAATTCGGCCCAGGCGCGATCGAAGTCCTCGTCGGACCAGTCAGGCCGAACGAGGCGAGTGACCTCGCGCCACTCGTCGCGATCGAACTCGTCGAGCCGGACATCGGGGGTGCCGGTAAACAGCATCGTCACTGCTCAAGCCCCCGCTCGATCGCTGCAATCAGCACGCTACCCGGTGAAGCCTGCTCGGCACGCGACCGCGCGACGCATCGCGCCCAAAGTTCAGGCCAAGCGCGCCTGGTCGTTTCGACGAGATC